ACAGATCTTGCTGTTTACTAATGTAGGAATCTTTATCTTCTATAACTGTAAGAGCTCCTGACAGTTTATCTTCAGTAGATGAGTTGGATGCTAGTAGACTTTTGAACTCTCTATCTTTTTCCAGCATTATTAATTTAGCATCAGCTAAATTTTTTGCTTTAGAAATGATGTCTCGTTTTTGTTGTGTGATAACTGCCTCATACTTTTTTACTTCTTCAATATGGTTCAATGCTTGCACGTGTTGATCCTGAGCTATTACCTCATGATTATTGATTTCTTCTTGAGTGTGACCTACTCCCCATTTATTTCCGATGTATAAACCACACAGGAATATGGAAAGTAGTAGACTTCCACCTGCTATCCATTTTACATTATTTGTTACTATCATCTTTACCTCCAGTAAAGGTAGAGAGAAAGATGAATAACTTACTAGCAAAGTAAGGTCCACCAACCAAAGCAAGTAAAACGCTATAGGCTAAACACCATAGAAAAGAAAATGGTGTGGTTAGACTACAAGATAACCACACGATGGAGGCTAGGACTACGAGAAAGAATGAAACCTTCTTTAATTCCCATCCACCACGTGTGAACAGCATATTAGTTCTCCTCAAATGGTGCTAAGAAGCCAACAACCTTCATCTCACCTATTGGATTTCTAAGACGTGATTTACGATACACACCATCACCATTACGCTCTATATGCAGACTATCAGAAGTATTTCCCTCTATCGTTTCAAAACGATCTTTATCGATGATCTTTGAAACTATACCTGTGTGACCATTACCTGTTACACCATGACTCCAGATTACTATGTAACCTAGTTCTGGATCTTTTCTACGCAAAGCATTTGGGGATTTATTCCACACAGTTAAACAATGCTCACTATGAAAAATATTACTGCGAAGACCAATCTTCTGTTCAAGTTCCATGACGCAGTATTGCACAAATGCCATGCACCATGATTCTCCTGATGCCTTACCATCAACGGCCATTTGAAACTTAACAATCTCAGGTCCGGCATTGTTACCTAACTCTTTTATACCGATGTACTGCTCTGCGACATTAACTAACTCACTGATCACAAAGTCCTCCGTTTGAGTATAGGTATTAACCACCAATATAATTATAAGTCCTTTTGGCCTTCCAGGACACTTTATGTTTTATCTACCCTTTTTACCTTGTTCCCTTTGTTGAATTACCATATCCATCTGAGCAAGACGAACATTTATATTATTTATATCTGCTGTGTTATTAGATAGAGCTAGGTTACTCTTATCCAACTGAGTTATTAAAACGTTTAGAAGAGTCTTCGTTTCAATTTGTGCATCACTTACTTTTTCAAGTTTACTTAAAGCAGTAACCGTTATAAATATAGCCCCTGAAACAAGACTAGCCATTACATAACTCATTACTTTCCAAAATGGACTCTCAAGTGTTATAGTCATCTGTTTTCTCCTAGGCTTATGCAGGTTAGTTAACATTATACCCACGCTGTTCCAGAGTATACTACGATGACATCTAGAGCATCTTCTACTCTTGCTTGCCAATTACGTTTCGGTGTATAAAATTCCCAAGCACTTACTGTGGTGTCAACCCCAGCTGAAGTAGTCGTCACGTGAGTAGAGTAAACAGCTAGGAGTCCTTGTGCCTTACCAGCCCACGATGCACCTGAAGGTGCTGCAGTAATCAAGTATCTATCACCATCTGCAGGAGAACCAGGTTGCGCGTTAGTTGTCATTGATATAACAGAAAGAAACATTAGTGCATCAAGTGCTCGTAATACCTTCCTGAAATCATTTGGGTGTGCATCACCCGATAAGGCATCAATCATAATACCTAGTTTTGGACCGTTAGTGATTGCCATTAGGCACCTCCAAATCGTTGACCGAAGCACATTCCAAACCCAACCATTTGGAATGCCCCGGAAGTATTATAAGCCGAACTTCCAGATGTATTTGTTTGTCTTACCTGTATCTCAACTAGATAGTTACCATTTGCACTATCTTCTATACGCTGTGCTGCTGTATATTGACCTCCACGTGACCAAGTCTTTCCTGTCAAACCGGAGGCAGTTTCTTTTGACACTCCATTTACTAACAATCTCCACTCATAAGTTCCCTCTGGAGTTGCATTACCAAGATCATCTTGACGAATTATTGATCCTGTATCTGTTAAACAATTACGATGCTCCCATGTAAAATCAACAGGACCCTGTATATATGACGGATACATATACCTGTTAATTAGTAATCTTCCAGGGGGGTTTGGTTTTTGATTTCTACCCGTCATGGTTAATGACATTGCAGTCGGGGGTGGAACACTCGTCAGGGTGACGGCTCCTAGGGGACCACTAGGACACAACTTGCAGTATACAGTAGCAGTGGGTAAGAATGTAGATTCGGGGTAAAATGAACCTTCACTGACGAAATAGATACGTTCCCCAGCAGTATGTGCAACTGGAACTGTATCAAGTAATCCTCTCCATACACCGTATATTTTATAGTTACCCGTACCAACCTGATACTCAATTGCTGTATACGAACACCACTCCCCTGTTGTAGCAAAATACATCAGACCAAATCCCTGCCGCATCTGATCTTCTGAATATTCTTTTATACGCATTAGGTCTGTGGAACCAACAACCTCTAGTATACCAGTGTTGTCTATTGACTGACCTATTGGAAAGTTAGTCACAATAGTTGAACTTGGCGTGTACTCAGTACAGACACCCATTGAGGCATAGACTGCTGGTTCACCATTGATATAGTCGAACACCTCATAATTTATGCATCCCGAATTTGGTGCCTGTGCAAGTATAGTAAAATTGCCATAGTTACGATCAGGGTTTAACCCATATGGTAGTTCAACCATTTTCTGATTAACAACTATAACTGGGGCAACTATTGGGTTAGTCCAGTTTGTGTCATTACCGGAAGTATACGCTACTGAATTTAGATAGAATAAATCTTGTACTAACGTCAACTTAATTTTATTATCAGTGGGTCCACCTATAGAAGCTTTAGACACACGTAGTACTAGGTTAGTGATACCAAGATCAACCCAATTAAGTACGAATAAATCACCAGGACCATAAGCATAGTTTTCTCTATTAGTTACTAGTTCAACTATTACTAGTGGAGTTGACCCAACTAGAAGTTCTCTATTCGCTATACGGTCAGCTAATGACTGCACACAGATTTGTAAGAATGATACATTCTGTGAGTTTATATCTGAACTTGTTTGTAACCGCATATTTGCGAGATCTTGTGCAATTACTACAGATTTTTTATACTCACGTTCCCGATTGGTATACGTTATCTGAACCTCGTTAACTGTACCTTCAATAGACCCTTGTGTATAATCATCTATTACACAGTTGTCCTCATTTAAAACTGGCAGGCTAGAAACTACATACCCTCCACGAATTAACTTAATGGTGTAGAGTCCTGTTCTAAAATCCCTGTAACAAGTAGCATCAATTAGTTTACACAACTCTTGCACTAGTTCTTCAACAGATGTAGGTTGATCCCATGAAAAACTTATTCCAAAAGATTCTGCATATAGAGCCGCAGCGGCAGTATTAAATGCTGCTATATCAATCATGGATGTAGATAATCCTAATCCTGATCCATTCAATCCCAGTGGATCATTTGTCAATACCTCATAGATAATCTCAGCAGGATTTGCATCCTCACCTATAATATGATATGATCCCGTTAACTGGTGAGGATACCTAGACACCTCCACGCTAATTGGTTGCGGTTGAGGTGACGTGCCAATGTAACCTGATCTGCCATAATAAGTATACGTTTGAGTTGTTTTTGTCATCGTTGGTGGTGTTGTCGGGTTCATTACATATACAACACGTGTTCTAGTGTATGGAATTCCTGCTCCAGATGGACCTATCCAAACGAGATGGCTAACACCTCTATACGCGGGTACTGTACCAAGCATTTGTGTTAGATACGCGTCTTGTAGCTGCGTATTATCACCTGGATAAAACGTGAACGCACCTTGAATACCCCCACCGCGTTCTTCACCACCAAATAAATTAACATCATCTATGATGCAAGATCCACCAGTTGAAGTGCCAGTCCACACAATACGCTCATCAGCCCAGATAGTATGTATTGTAACAACACCTTGGCATAATACAAGATCTTGACCCCAAAAGTAGCGATAGCCTATTGTCTGATTTTGTTTTTTCTTAAACGGCCACGATCCAGAAGTCACGGTTTTAGTTATAGCTTCCGTTTTAAAATCACCATACCAACCTACATTTGGTTGTCGAAGTCTGGTCTTACCAAAGACAATAGGAATACGAGCTGTTGCGTTACATGTTGGAAAGTTTACATCATTTGGATTTTCTGCATCAAGACTTTGAATCTTTGGTTTAGGAGTTAAAGCGGCAGATAGTAAGTAAGACAACGCCCACCAAAATATCATCCACATATCAACCCTCCAAACCTACTTCATATGGGTTCTTAATTGGTGTAAACGGCTGTCCACCAAAATTTATTGCATTATTGAACTTGGCAATACAGTCACCTGATGCACCAGTACTTAGTTTCCAAACGTGATCACAGCCAGCTATTACCCTAACACTCATCCCATTTACTAGTCCAACAACAGGTCTACGTATAGTAATATTATTACCAATATGTGCGATTATTTGCATCCTAGCTAGTAATGGCAAAACGTATAACTCACCTAATTTGTAGAATCCACTAGCCCTACCTCCAAATGTTGCAGATGTTATAACTGTAGCAGTTGAGTCTATAGCTGTAACAGTTGCATAATCAGTATATATTGATTCAATAACTCCGCATCTTGTGCTATAAAGTTGTTTACAACACTGGGGCCCACAGTTTTGACGACAACCAGACTTTCCTGATACAACTGTTATAGGATCACAAATAATCTCTACCTCGCCATTTGACAGGTGGAAATTAACAGACTTAATTCTTCCTTGCCAAATTATTACTGTTTGAGTATCTCCAACATGTGCGCGCCTGATAGTGACCCAAATTGACTCCCAAGATGGTCCTGCTGAATAAAGCATAGCAACCGGATTTGATATTACTGAGTTGATTGTTAACTGCTGGTGACTTGATTCCTTTGAAAACTCTGGATTAGAACGACTAAGAGATTGTCCTGTAGTGTATGTAATTCCACCGAATATAACATCTGAAGCAGAATTAGTGTAACGAAATACATTTAACCCGGACACAAACTCGTAT